GCGACATAGCTTTGTTAGTATCTCCGTTAGTTGCAAATCTAAAGTGAATACCCATAGGAATATCCATAGATTTGTATTGATCCCATAGCTTTTCAATATCATTGAAAGTCTTTGGAACTATCTTGTGAGTGTGAAGTTTGCCTTTATTGACAAACATAACACCAAAGCCATCAGAATTATTTTCGTATGCTGTTTCAAGCAATCGAGTTGATAATTGGTTTGGCTTGTCTGTTTGAATAATCAAACACATATATTACCCCCTTTGGTTAGTAATTATTTCATCATCAGTAGTAACAACACTACGTGATTGTTTCATATCCTTGACATAGCTTTTGCGAATAAGCCAAGCTAATAAGTTTGGATATTGAGATCGCTGTTGTGGTTGCGACACAAAGCGATTAAATGCTGAATAGTGTAAGCTAGTAGTCGTACAATTAGATTGCTTGACAAAGTTAACCATAGCATCAGTAAATTCCAAGACACGATAAAAGCCATGTCTTGCAATATTAGATCTGAATATGCGAAGTTCAATAGTCGCATGATGATTTGTATTCACAGCTTCATATTTTTCTCCTGTTGGTCGTAACACATCAGATACTTTTTTGGGTGACTTCTTAGCCCATTGCTCAGAAGATCGACCTGCAATATGATTGATAAAGTCCTTGTTCATATCATCATTGATAAACACAAGTATTTTACCAATACTAAGAGGTGTTAATGACTTCCTACCAATATGAATATGAAGTCCTGCTGTATCAGTAGACCAACCTTTTAGATTCTCTTGACAAGTTTTTGAATTGAAAAACTCTTCCCATTTCATCTTGTGGTACTTGTAAGTACTCGGACCTGTTACAATCTCAAAGCCATTGTCAAGCGATCCATCAGATTTACAGATAGCAAAACCATTGAACATATCATTGATTTGTTCTGCAATATCATATGGGCAATCTCGTCTGCGTTCAACCTCTAACTCAATACCATAATAATCTGTGGCATTTTCGTTAGGCATTTTGTTGAAGTTACAATATTCCAAGACATCTGTATCGTATGAGTAAGTACCACTACCCTCATCATAGTCTTGATCTTCGTCATAGTCGTCATTGTGTCTGTAAGTATCATGGCTTTCAGACCAATAGTAATCACTATCACAGCAACTTTCACAAACATGATAATCTCCATGATTGACAGTACACAATTCATCAGACCAACAAAGAACGCTACAATCATCACAATTATAAATTTCATTGGTAGATAAAAAGGTACTGACAAAGTCATCATGTCTAGCCATGTTATAATCTTTTAACGATAAATGAATCGCTTCATAATCATCTAGACCACAATCACTTGGCAATCTTTGTTCATCAATAAACGATCTAATTTGTTCACTAGATAGTCCATAATCAGAACGTAATAAATTTAATAAAGTCATATCACACCTCATTAATATAAACAAATACTAGCTCATCTAATATTTGAAAAAGCCAATCATAAATATATAATTAGCTTTGTCAAGTATTATTTTTCTTGTTCAGCTTTTTCAATCATAACATCATCATAATTTTCTTCAGATAATTTCTCTTGATGTTCTTCTTGGAATTGTAAAACCCAATCTGTAAAACTTACAACCATTGTTTGATACCTCTATCAACTTGTTTAAACTCAATAGCTAAATCCTTGTTTATTTGGTATTGCTCATCATGGGTTAAGTTATCCCAATCATTGTCAATGGTTTCAGTTTCATCAATATTAAGTTTTTCTAAAACTTCTTCAGCATTGATACATGGATTAAATGCTTTTTTGTATCGTCTATTATATCTGTTCATTTATACCTCACTTTTATTTGAACATTTTAAGCCAAGCTGGTTTTCTACCTTTTTTGGCTCTTGCTTGTTCGATTACCTCATTGACTTTGTGCCTATGAAATCCGTTTATTCTAGCTTCAGAACAATCAACTTTATGATTTGGATACCTAGTTGAAATCTTGTTAGATTCTGAAACATCCAACCATTCTTCAGAACTTTGATGAAAAACCAAAGTCTTGCCAATAGGCATCATTTTTTGCGAATACACACTATTCGCATTAGCGTATTTAGTCATGCAATACCTCACTTTTTTGCGTTATGCTTTACAGCATATCAGAATAAAAAACCAAGTCAACAACTATTTTAAAAACTTATCCACAACCTGTGGATAACTTTTAAACCCATGCGTTTGGCAATAGGATCAACTAGGTTGTTCAACCTTGCTACAAAATCCATTCTACACTAAATTATGGCATAAATAAGGCAAGTTTTATACTATGTTTGCATAGCTGGTATGTCGAAAACGCATGGACAAGTTGTCGCAGGACAGAATGTCGCACCCTATGTGGTCGGGGGGTGGTCGATAAGCGAGGGAGGGGGAGGGCAAAAATACACGCACATACACATACACATATCCACCTCAAAAAATTTTTTCAAATTTTGACGTTTTTTTTTAGTTAGGGGAGAGGAGCGCTATTTGTGTGAAGTATGTGTGTGATATGTAGCGCTAGAATCCTCTCCCACTATACAGGAGACGTATGATCTTTCGACCATACAAGAATATTATATCGCACCTAGTCTTGAATTACAATACCAACTACGCTATAATATTAACATGGCTAAAGGCGATACACTAACTCCACAACAAGAGCAGTTCTGTCAAGAGTTTATCAAAGACTTGGCGGCTGTTCCTGCAGCAATTCGCGCTGGATATGGCGAACAACATGCAAAAAAGAATGCATGGACTATGATTCGTAATCCACTAGTGGCAAAAAGAATATCAGAACTTAAAGCCGAACAGACAAAGCGTACTAAAATTGAAGCGGATGATATATTGCGCCGCCTAGTACGTATCGCTGAGAAAACTGAGCAGGAGGGCGATTATAACGCGGCTATCCGCTCCCTTGAATTATTGGGTAAACATCAAGCTATGTGGACTGATAAGAATGTAACTGAGATGAATGTACAAAATGCATTCTCTACTGGCAACTCCGAGGAGGATATCGAACGCGATGTTGAACGTCTGAAGAAAATTGCTGCACCAAAACTAAAAATTGTAGGAGGTAAATAATGTCAAGATTTCAAGTAAGTGAAGAAATCGGAAAGATGCACGAAGAAAACAAAAAGAAAAAAGATAATACAAAGATAAAAGGTAACACCAGAGATGCAAAAGTGCCATCTCAATATGAAGATCCAATGACTGTTACCAAAGAAGCTGGTCGAAGAGAAACATCTAAACAAACGGCTGCTAAATTAAACAAAGCAGGTAACAAAGGTTTTGAACCAAAAAAAGAAGCCGCAACTGCTATGGACAAATATGGTGCTCAATTAAAAGCTTTATTATCTAATAAAGAAAAATTAGTTGGCACTGCAGTTAAAGGTGACAGCAGAAATAAATATCAAATTCAAATAAATGAATTAAAGAAAAGAATGAAAGCCGATGGTTTGAAATTTAATTCTTTATTAAAAGATGTAAAGAAACAAGAACGTGAGGGTACATTTGACAGAGGGGCAGAAGGTAAAACTAAAAACAAACTCCGTCAAAAAATGCAATCAGAAAAAATCGGTGGAAGCAGAGGTAGATAGTGTCTAATAATACAACCAATGATAAAACCTCTAATCCTGCTGATGCACTAAAGAAAATTGTTTTAGGTAAAGCAGATAAGGTAGCATCTAAAATACCTGGCTACACTAAAGTAAAAGGTATGGCAGATAAAGTTAAAGACGCTGGATTTTCACTAGATGTAGGTAAAGATAAAGTAGGTATTAGTTTTAAGAAAAAATTTTAATGGCAGTAATAAACGTAACAGGAGACGTCAACATGGTATTGCATCCAAACTTAGATATATACGATCCAGAGAATCCACCACAAGACGCCTTCTCGCAACTTGTGATATGGGGAGATGATGTATATGTCCTTAACGACTGAAGATAGAAACGCAGCTACACGAGTAGCAATACAACAAGCAAGAGATGATCTATTAGCATTTGTTATGCTAATGAATCCATCCTTTAGTGTTGGGCCGCATCACAGATTACTTTGTGATCAATTGATGAAGATTGCAAAGGGTGAGTCAGATAGACTCATGGTGTTTGTTGCTCCACGTTCTAGTAAATCATTAATAACATCTACATACTTTCCTGCATGGGCATTGGGTAAGAATCCATATTGGCAAGAAATTGCTGTATCACACAGTGATGATTTAGCTACAAGGTTCGGCCGCGCCATACGTGATATTATAAATACCCCACAATACAAATCAATCTTTC